TCTGCTGCTGACGCACCTGGGGCTAACTGCGGTGCTTGTGCTGATGCTTCAGATGGTTTTGGATTCTCTTGTGGTTGTCCAGATTGTCCAGGTAACGAAATTTCTTTGTCAGCCATACCGAATTATCCTCCGATCTATTTACTAATTAGACTAGTGAATGACCTGTCTTAGCCAAATTAGTAAACACATCTGTATTTTTAGTGCCACCCTTTGGTGCACCAGAAGCTTGTTGCGCTGCTGCTGGTTTAGACTCTACCCAATCGTACGCCAATGTAATGGTAACAACTTTAATTTCAGAATCAGTATAGGATAATTTACCTTGAGCTATTAAAGCAGGCCATGAATTCTTAAAAGTATAAGAATTCACAGTATTACCACTACCATCTAACAAATCAAATTGACTATCCAATTTATAACCTTTACCAGGGACATGCGAACCGATTCCGGTATCTAACTTGTAAACTTTATCTTGCCATGCTTGTATTTCCTGGAGAAACTTACCAGTATCATAGAAGATTACTTGAGCATCTTCATATTTAACTGCCTTAGCATATTTATACCAAATCAAACCACCCAAAATTTCTTGACGCTCTAATCTTAACTCAGGGAGAGTTACTTCTTTTGCAACTATCAAACTCTCTCGACCGATAGGACCTAACTTACGTATAATCCAACGATGCTGACGCAATGTCTCTATGGTATTGGCTGGACCATCCCCAGAACCACCAATATTAAAGCCTGGAATGTTCGTTACCTCCTTCATAGCATTTTTGATTTAATCTTAAATATAAAAGGACCAGCCATTCTTTTATATATTATTAAATCCAACTTACCCCCCGATTACACTCGGTACGCACGATCGTATCTCATAGTTACCTCAACCGTCTGAATCTCTGTATCAGTATAATCCAAAGCACCCCAATTAATATCCTGACACCAACAACCAAACATCTGCCAAGTCTCATTAGGCGTGCCATCCCCCTTGAGCATTTGTAACTTACCTTCCTTCTTGTACTGGCTAGGCAATTTAACCGTCACGTACCTAATATCTACAATCCCATTGAGCCAGTTCCATAACTCCTTGGCGACATCATCCGGCTGCTCACCATCATACCAGACCAACTTGCAGGCTTCCCAAGAATGCTTACCAGCGAAATAAGCTTTTTCCTGATTGTGGTGCATCTCAGGCTCTTCAACCGTGGGGTGCGGCCTACTCGCTTCCTTCAACAGCAGTAAGATGGGTGACTTGAATTCACCCGCAGAGGCCTGTCCCAATGTCTCAAACACCCAGCGGTGTTTGCGTCTAGTCTCGACCATATGATTTGGTCCGGGACCACCTGTACCACCAATTATGAATCCAGGCATTTTAAATTCCTCCAACACTCAGTATATCTTTGACTAAAGTTTATAAATGTAACGATATTTCTCACCACCAGGTACTTTTAGATAATCGAATTTATTGGCATATTGTGCTTCTGTCATCTTCAATTCAACAGCCTTCCTCCATAACCCTCTCTTATGACAAACAAAACCTTCTTTATCAACATACCAATAATCAGGCGGAACAACTCCATCGAACTTCCAATTACTAGCTTTATAAATTGTACCAACATGATTATAAGTGCTATCAGAAAAACTTACTAGACACTTAATATTCTTATAATTATTTCTGATAAATCTAATCGATTTACTTATCAAGTAACTAGCGAAATTCTTTACCTGATAAAATGGGTGAATACAAAAACGTGATAATTCAAACATCTCTGAGAACTTATATCCTTGCTTGGTCGCTACTTCTTGACGTATCGGCACAGAGTAAACAGCTAATCCACACAGCTTATCCTTATGGAAAAATCCTAACTTTATTCCTGATCTACCTAACTTCATCGAATAATGATATTTGGCTATAAACCGTTCAGCTTCTTCAACATCAATTAATTTATGGGTAATTTCATTAAAATTAAAATCAATCAGTTTTACCTCTATTCCCAACCATTGTTTTATTATACTAAATAATTTACCTTTAGCAATTAGTTCATGTTCATGGATATATCTCAGATCAAATTCCTGATGATATTTCATTATGTGCGTCTTTTTTGCCTTATCCCTAGTAATATTTTGCGGCTGACTATGTACCCAATCACCATTAACCTCTATTAATAATGGTTTTTCTAGTGAAACATTATCTTGCTGATCAATCCTACAATCAACCGCGTAATAACTTACCATTGATTGAATTGCTGCATCATCAAAATATTTAATACCTAAATCTTCCAGAAGCGAATACACAATCTTTTGTAACCTGCTCGGTCTTCCGCCTTGCTTCATCCTATATTCAATATCTAACCATAAATTCCTACCTATGATACGCATCTTCTCCTTATATTCTGGGTTGTCATAAACAGCCTTCATCTTCTCTCGATATTCTGGATCAGCCCATTGACTTTCAGATCGTGCTGCTTGTAGCATTCTATTATGTGGGTCTGCTAAAAATTCACGTTGTACTTTACTGATTCTAACCCTATACGTTGGATCCGCTTTATAACGGGCTTTTAGACCTGCTGAAATTCGTTCCTTATATCCTAGGTCAGTATCGAACTTGGCCGAAATAGTTTTTGATATTTGTGCCGCATATTTAGGGTCGTTCCATGCATCAATTGCTAATTTTTTAGCCGCTAATTTACGTTGTGGATTACTCCAGGTTTCTGAACTTTTCTTGGTTATTTTGTCTCTGAATTCAGGTTTCTCCCATAATTTCTTACTGATTTCAGAGGCCATTTCAGGTGTGCGACTATAAACTCCATTCTTTCCACATTCAATTGTCTTGCAATGATGACAAATATAAGCATTATTCTTCTTAATATTTAGCTGATATGCCTCCATAGATATATTCTTTGTTGCTGAACATTTAGTACAAGTTGCATTAACATGTACTCGCGATCTCATATTTGTAAAATACATCAAAAATTATTTTAGACAAAGTTAGATTAGATGAAAGACGAGATATTCTGGGTTGCTAGACGAACTTACTAATGCCGCATCATGGACTGCTATAATTTCCGGTCCTGATAAAGAGAATTCTGAGGTAAATACAATTAGAGTATTACAAAGGATTGTTAATTATGCACAACAACAGGGTTATGATGAAATAGTTAGATTGGCACAGGAAGCTTTGGAGACAGGTGATGCAGAACCACTCATCGACATCCTCGAACAGATGCTTCAATGAGGCATGTCAGAAAATAGCACCTACATTACCTGGGAATGATGGTGCTATATTGTCTATTATGGGGCGACTTGCATTGAAAAAGGATTTTAAAGATTTAATTCCTAAATTAATAGAGGAAACTAAGCTATCTAGGAAAGAAGTAGTTGAATCACTCAAACGTCTCCGCAAGGATAAGACCTTACTTGAATCTCTCAGAATCCAGACCATAGCTGAGGAAATTGAAGAATAGGGTTATTTACAGCGAATCAAAATTCGATATAAGAAGGGACCGGCCCCTGCTTGGCCATCAGCCTGTGGTCTGGTAGTTGAGCCACCAACACCTCGCTTTACTCCCACCTAGCGCTTGGAGACCCAAAAGCTCCGAGCGCACCTATCTAAGGAATATAGATGGCCTACCAACTCTGTGACGGTAAGGCGTCTTTGATAACCAACGTTGGATTTGTCGTACACTATAACCCACCTCTGGGCCAATTTCTCGTGGTAGATGCCCTAAGCTAGCCATCTCTAGTGCTTGTCCTCGGATCTGCCGTTTTCGGTTGCGCTTCTCAGCCCTTTCTTTTGCCTGCTGTTGTCTTGTCATAATAGAACCTTCGAGATTTTATCAGATATTGATTATCTATAAATTAACATATTTTCCTTAATAATTCATTGATTTTCTCATGTGTCACTCCGTCACTTAAAATCTTTAACCATTTTCCATAATTCTGGTAGTGTAGGTCTTGTAGGATTACTTTATGTTCTATCCAGTATTTATAGGTCAGAACGTCTTCGAGGAGGTGTAGGGGTGGGAGTTGGGTAATTGGGATAAATT